AGATAAAACTCAAGTAAAAGTCACAGAACATTCAAAACTTCTTATAGACGAATTTGTCTATGACCCCAATAAAAAAGGTGCAGGTAAATTAGCTCTCAATGTAACAATGGGAACTGTTCGTTATGCATCTGGTAATATCGCACACGAAAATAATAAAAATGTAGCAATCAATACTCCGACCGCTTCAGTTGCTGTTCGTGGTACAGCATTCACAATGACTGTAGATGAGATAGGACAATCTCTTATTATTCTGTTACCAAATCCAGATGGTTCAGTTGGTTCAATTGAAGTTAGCACAGCCATGGGTAAAGTAGTTTTAAACCAAGCGTTTCAAGCTACAGTAACAAAATCATCCGAAATTAAACCATTAAAACCTGTTTTGTTAGCATTATCTGAATCATCTATTGATAATATGCTTATTGTTAAACCACCAAAACAAATCATTGAAAGAATACAAGCTGAAATAATCAATAAATCAGGTTCTGCTTTAGAATTTACGGGATTAGAACAAAACGCTTTAGATGCAAAAGTTTTTAAAGACCCTTATGCTGGGTTTAATGAATTAGATGTAAATCCGTTAGACACAAATTATTTAACAAATGCTCTTGATAATATGATATTAGCAACTTTTGTGGTAGGTTATAACTCTTTAAATCAAGTGTATATTTTTGATAAAAATACTTATTGGATGATACAAAGAACGGTTAAAGATAGTGCTACAGTATTAATAGATAAAGACAAAGGATATAATATAAATATCATACAAAATGGTGTTACAGTAAATTTGAAAAATCAAGACCAAACAACCAATAGTATAACTATTAAACAACAGAGCAACTAAATAAATCATGAAAAAAATTATATCACTTATTGCATTACTTACATTAACCGCTTGTTCAACTATTACATCAATAATGCCACTTAAACATGACCCTGTTATGTTTGACCAATTGGTAGATATTAAAATCGTAGTAGACAATTTAGATTGTGCCAATAAATCAACTTGGCCAGACCTCTCTTCAAAAATACAACATATCAAAGTTTATTCAGCGCTTAGAAATGACCCACAATCACCAAGCTTTGATAAGTTAAAAGAAGAACTGACAAAAGCAAAAGATTCAAAGAGTATGTTATTTTGCCAATCAGCATTAACAATTGCACAATCTAGAGTAGAAGTTATTTCAGAATCATGGAGACAAAGATGAAAATATTAGAAGAATTAAGAGAAAAATCAGGACATCCAGGTGTTCTTGGTAAATTATCTGCTGAGTTGGTAAAAATTACCGAGCAACATCAAGCAGGTGATTTATCTGACGAAGAGTATTCATTTCTTGTTAAAGAAATCGTAGATGTAAAAAATCAACAAGCTTTAGCAGATGATGAAACTGCCTATAGATGGTTGGTTACAGCAACACAAACTTTATTATCACTTGTTTAAGAAATATCTATTATCACCATGGACAGCATTACTAACCTTAGCGTTAGTGATTGCTGTTTCCAATTCTAACTTTATCGAATCAATCCGATTACGATATTTTGACACTCTCATTTCAGGCAAAACTCAAACCGTTAATAATATCTATACGGTTAATATTGATGAAAACACTTTAGACCGTTATGGTCAATGGCCATTTAAACGTGACCAATATGCCAATTTAATTGCTCAGTTGTATGCTCATAATGCCGGTTTAGTTGTATGGAATATAATGATGCCTGAAGCCGACCGATTAGGTGGTGACAAAGCATTAGAAGATACAATCAAAGACCATCCTGTAATTTTAGTAAACTCTCCTTCACAATCAAATAAAAATACAGCAAAGAAACCTGGTTCTGTTATTATTGGTTCAGAAAACATCAATACTATTTTAAATTATCCAGGTATTATTGCTAACATTCCGTCATTAGAATCTTCGGCTGCTGGAGTTGGAATAACAAACACATTACCTGAAATAGACGGTGTTAATCGTAGAATACCTTTGTTCGTTGGATATAATGGTAATATTTACCCAAGTGTATCTTTAGAAGTGTTAAGGGTTATGTCTGGTGACTCAACATTTCAAGTCAAACTTAATGAGAACGGAGTTGAGAAGATGCGAATACCAAGTTTTAGACCAATTGCAACAGACTCACTTGGTCGTATATGGGTTGATTGGTCACAAAAATCAAATTCTGTTTCAGCAGTAAATCTACCAAAAAACTTTAACAAAGGAATAGTTATTGTTGGAGTAACTGCTTCAGGATTAGGCAATCCTTTACCTACAAGTATAGGTTCAGTATGGCCTCAAGATGTGCAGGCTGCTGTAATCGGCACCTTAGCTAATAATGTCAATATAGAACGACCTGATTGGGCTACTGGTGCCGAACTTTTATTCACAATTATGATGTCTATATTATTAATTTTATTATCGAGGTGGAAATATGCTATTATCTTTATTGTTACTATTATTGTTTCTTTATATTATGGTTCTCATTATACCTTTAATCATTACAATTATTTGGTGGACTGTATCTTTCCTATTCTTACTCTTTGTCTTGTTTATGCTCATGCGTATACTGTTAAATTTATAAGTGAGTTAAATCAAAAATTACAAATCAAAAAACAATTTGGAACGTACCTATCACCAGCACTTGTTGAAAAATTACAAAAGAATCCAGAATTATTAAAACTCGGTGGTGAAACAAAAGATTTAACTATTATGTTTACTGATGTTCGTGGATTCACCACAATATCAGAACACTATGGTAAAGACGTTCAAGGTTTAACTTCTATCATGAACCGATATATGACTGCTATGACACAAAAGATTTTAGATAATAATGGAACGCTAGATAAGTATATTGGTGATGCTCAGATGGCTTTTTGGAATGCACCTCTTGATGATAAAGACCATGCCATCAATGCCGTAAAAACAGCTTTAGAAATGTTAGGAGATTTAGATGAATTTAATAAAGAAATTGAAAAAGAAGGCATACCGCCGTTCGGAATGGGGATTGGGCTCAATACTGGTAGTGTTGTTGTTGGTAATATGGGTAGCCGCTATCGTTTTGATTACACTTGCCTCGGAGATGCAGTCAACCTATCAAGTAGACTTGAAGGACAATCTAAACCCTATGGCGTTAAGATTATTCTTGGTCCATTAACTGCTGAATTAGTTAAAGATAATTATAGCGTTGTTGAATTAGACAACATAGCAGTTAAAGGTAAAACAGAAGGTGTCAAAATTTATACAGTAGGCAAAACTATTGCTTACATGCACAATGAATATCTAAAAGAATATTATCGTGGTAATTGGGATAAAGCAATTGATTGGGCTAGAAAAATGTTAAACAATGATGATGTTACCATAAAAGAATACTATTCTAAAATGATAGAAAGAATGGAAGAAGGATTACCTGCAAATTGGGACGGCACTTATCGTGCCACCTCAAAATAATTATTCTGTTGTAGGAATAAATCTTTCTGTTTCAAATGTTGATGAATCATCAGGCACTGCTGGATTGTGCCATTTAATTGTGATTTGTTTTCCGTCTTTTGATGGATTCCAACAACCTTGAAGAACCTGTCCGTCAGACCTCTGAGCAGCCGCTCTCTTACCATCTAATTCTTTAAATAAACAAGTATCTTTTGATAAAACAATCCTAACATGAGGATTATAATACATCACCAAATATTCTTCTGACATTGCTACTGTTGATAATATTAAAAGTAAAACAATCAAAAGGTATTTCATGATGATGTCCTTTTTGGAAATAAAAAACGAGAGTTTTTAGGCTCTCGTTTTATTTAGTAAACTGAATCGTTAATTACTTATTCATTACATACATAGTAACTTCAAAGCCAAAACGCATTTCAGTAGCAGCTGGTGATGTCCACATGGTGTATCTCCTTTAAAGGTTATGTTAGAATTTTTACTCTAACACCATTATTATATAAGGAATGTAACGGAAAGTAAAGGATTTATTACTTAAATGTTACTAGTGATTTTCATTAATTGATACTTGATTTTTCTTTACTTTAAAACCTTGTTTCTTTACTGCCAAAATATTTCTTCGTTCCAATTCTCTTTGAAATTTTGCTTTGATTTTTTTGACTTGAGTTTTTTCTATTAAGTCTGTTAATTGTTTTAGATTTAGTGGACCTAATCTAGGTTTGCCCGTTTTATGTTTCATTGGGTCTGCTTTACGTTTGCCCGGATGGACTCTCGCTGCTGTTGCCATTTTCTATCTCCTCATAATGTGAACCGTCATTACCGTTTTGGCCTATAATATCCATACGACTTTCTTTTTTCTTTTTACCCCAAATCAAATCCCAATTATCAGTATATTCTTTTGAATTTACTTTAGTTGAGATTGAATCGCCGGTGATATCGTTTTTAGCTGCCATCGAATTTGGAGCGGTGTCTTTGACTTGCACAAAGCAACATAACGGGAAGAAATGCTTGTTCTACAACCCACCGCATAATCATTTAATCTTTCAGTTTTATTATTATCTCATAACTCACACATAATGTCAAGCATAAGTTATTTGTTTACCAAATTTTTCCAACCTAATGGTTTATCTGTGATTGGAGCAGATGGATCATTCACTTTATCGAATATATTCCATAACTGTTCTTTTACTACAAATTTGGCAAGCAAACCTATTTCTTTTCCATGTGCTTCTATTTCCCATGGATGACTATAATAGTCTAGTTTATCTGGATCAATCTTTTTACCACACCATCTAGTTATGTCTTTTTCCACATCAGTTAAAAGACCTGTAGCATACTGATGAACATGAACCATTTCATGTGCTAATGTAGATAGTATATCTTTAGCACCAATACCAGGATGAATCTCTATAAGAAACTCTCTAGGTTTACCTAAAGTATTGTATCCTTCAATGGATGCATATCCAAACGCATCTATTTTAGAGTCAAACTTAATATCAACATAGATGTTGTTATATAGTCTTTTATTTTTAATAAGCTCTTGTCCATAGAATTCCACAGCCCTTTTAACATATGGTCTGAAATTCTTACTGTCTGGACATTTGGATATTCTGATTTGCATTTAGATTTCCAACTAATAGCATAATCTTTAGGTATCCCACACAGCATTATTTAGGTCTACGCTGTTCTGTAAAGATATCTAGAGGTTATTCTCAATGGTTTAAAAGAATCGTTTAGGAACTGAACCACGACATCTCCATCGAATTCCTTACATGAAAACACATCTAAATACAAGTCACCATTAATATCACAGAAATGAGCAGTAATATTAGAGGTATGAATTAGTTGTAATACTGTCCAACCTGCTAAATCAGTATTATCAGCAAAATGAACCACTTGGGGTTCTCCATAAGGTTTCATATCTATTCGTTTAACTAATTCTTTAGTAAAATCACGAATATAATCTGGATTAGTTGCTTTTTCAATATCACAACCTCTTACATCCAAAATTAAGTGATAACCCCAAGAGTCCATTTTTTACCTTCTTTCTTTTAGTTAATTGGCTACCCTGCACAGATTTGAACTGCGACCGAGAGATTTGGAGGCTCTTATGCTACCGTTACACTACAGGGTAAAAACTTATTTAATAGTAATTGTTCTTGGTTTTTTAGAATCTGGTATTACGTTCTCTAAACCAATAGATAATATACCATTATTAAACTCTGCATCACCAACAACAACTGTATCTGATAATGTAAAGTTTAGTGTAAAGTTTCTATTAGCAATTCCCTTGTGTAAGTAGGTTGAAGTGTCTTCATTGATAGTTTCACCTATTACGGTAAGTTTGTCACCTTCTACACGGATTTCGACTTCATCTTTATTGAAGCCTGCAATCGCAACATCTATACTATAGTTTGTTTCGTCAATTTTTTTGATATTGTAGGGTGGGTATGAAGTAGTCTTTAAATCCACCATTTCATCAAGTGTTGAAAATAAATGGTCAAATCCTACTGTTTGAGGCAATAAATGCCGATAGCCTTGTAAAGCTGTCATGTTAAAATCTCCTATTAAGCGAGTTAAAAAAATGTAAGACCCCGAAGGCACCTTACACTTATATTTATATCACACCTCAATTACAATGTCAATAGCTTTGTGCTTTTTTACCAATGTTATATTTTGGTACTAAATTCCACTCATCTCTTTCTTTATGTGAGATGATTTTTACTTGAGATAAAAAGATTGGTTCTGGTGTTTCAATAGATTTTTTATCTACAATTTTTACTAATTCCCAATCTTGTAATAGTTTAGCAATAGCATTTCTACGAGATAAATCATTCTCTGTGATATCTGTAGGTTTACCGTCTAATGCAAATAATTCTTTAAAGTGAACAATATAGTATCTGCCTTGTTTATGTAATATATGGCACGATTGATACAATGTTCTATCTTTCTTTGAAGCAACACCAATGCGAGTTAAGGTTTCACGAACCTTTAAGAAGTCGTCTTTTTCTGCTAGTGTAACTTCAACTAAACTTGTAATTGAAATCATTATTTGTTTATCCCGCCTTTATCGGTTTTTATTTTTATTTCAGCGATTTGTTCGTCAGTCAAAATTCTTAATGCTTCTTTGGCCTTCTCATTGGAGTAACCAAAATATCGCCTGATTGAATCTATGTCTTTTATGACCTCTGATTTCTGCCACGGTTGAAATTTCCGTTTCATAGGTCTTATATTATTTAGATAATATTGGTATTGCATATCATTATCTAAGCTAGGATTCTTATTTATCTCATTAGCGTGGAGAACACAATCCATGTGATAGGACAACGCTCGGTTGACAATAAAAGCATCGTATTTTTTTACATCCACATCATCATGTAAGACTGACTTTTTTGTCTGTAATATTGACGGAATAACTTCTTTAAATAAGTCTGCCATTATTTAAATTCACAATCTACCATAATTTCTGTTAAACAAGCAATAGTATTGATTTCTTGGTCAGCAACAAAAGCAGATTGATATTGATACCTAGCAAGAATGATTACCAACTGTGCAATACCATTTGGTTTTAGTGATTCAAATAATGCATCATATAACTTACGGAACAGTTTAGCTGGGTCATTGTCTAGATTGTTTGTAACCCATTTACGACAAGCAGAAAAGTCTTTATCTTTAAGTGATTTGACTAGGGCTTCAATTTGAATATCAGATACGTTTGATAGAATGCCTTTATCAATAGTGCCTGTTACAGAATATCTTTGAAGTTCATTTAATATTCTACGATTGTCTGGAAAGTGTTTTGTGATAATTGAAGCAACAACTTCTTTATCATATGTGATATTTTCTTGTTCGAGAATCCATTCAACTCTCTTAAAGAAAGATGCTGCCATTTTAGCTTTAGAGCCGTTGATTTTGAAATCGATAACTGAACATCTTGAATGAATAGCATCAATAATTCTGTTTTTGAAATTACAAGTAAAGATGAATGAGCAATTGATAGATACTGCCTCCATCATGCCTCTTAATGCCTTTTGTGCATCTGGTGTAATATTATCTGCTTCGTCTAGGATGATAACTTTTCTACCACCAGATAGACTGATTGAAGTAGCATAGTTCTTGACTGTGGTTTGCATCGTTGCGATACCTCTGTCATCTGAACCATTGATAACTAGATAATCACAACCAACTTCTTCACACAATGCTTTAGCAATAGTAGTTTTGCCTACGCCTGCTGAACCAGATAGTAATAGATTTGGTATTTCTTTACGATTTACAAACTCTTGGAATGTAGTTTTGATTGTATCAGGTAAAATACAATCTTCTACTTTTTTAGGACGATACTTCTCTACCCATAATAATTCTTGCATTCAAAACTCCCATAATAAAATTAAATCTCAAAAATACAATTAATGACAATACGAGTATCATTAACTTTAGGACAACTAGCAGAATGTATCTGATTAGAATCAAATATAACTGCTCGACCTTTTACAGGCAAAATCTTTTGTTGAACGGTTAATTCACCAACAGACTCTCCAGTAAAGTATTCATTATATAGTGTAGTATCACCATCTGAATTATTTACATAATATAATAGTGAATATTTACCAATAGCATCAACAACGCCATCTTTTAAATTCATTCCATCAACATGAGGTGGTTGTATCCATGGACCAACTTGATTACTTACCAACAAATTAGATTTGATTCTTTTTGTATATTTGACTCTTGCTTTCATTGTATTTTCAAATTCAGCAACTAATACGCCAATATATTTTAAAAAATCACTTTTTAATTCATTCTCTTTGACGAAAGTGTGTCTAAACTGGATATGGTCTTTAGTTGGAATATTTACATGAAAATACTTATCAGCTGGCTCGTCACCGTAACCAGCTGAATCGTCATTTAATGTCCAGCCAAATTCTGAACCAGTTAATAGATAAAGAATAGAATCCTGATATACTTCAGGAATAAAATTGTCTATTATAATTGGTTGCATTATTTAACTTCTGAAATGCCTTCAAATAATGCTTCAAACTCTTTTGACTCTGCAACTTCGGTTTGAAAGGATTGTTTATACTGCACTTTAGCCATTTTCTTAATAATCTTTTTAGGAACTTTTAAGAGGTCATGTGTAGAATCCACAATATCTTTCATATCACCTTTAAGTGTGTCGGCCTTGTGCATGACAAGAACCATTTCATCAACAGCACCTTTAAGTGTCTTTAATTGCTCATCATTAAAGGTGCCAAATAGTGTTTGAATTGTAGCCATTATTTAATTTCTGCTTGAATAGCGCCAACAACATCAAGATATGGTTCAGCAACTGCAACATTACCGTTCAACATATTGATAAGTGTGCGTTCTTCTTTATCTTCAGGTTTTGCTGTAAATACTAATACAACATGCGCTGGGTTAATTGAGATTGGTTTGCCTGAATCGGCTTCTGTAAATGATAATAACATATTATGCTCCTAATTTAGATTCTTTAGCCTCAAATGCGATCCAATATTGAATATCATCTTTGGTGTTTTTAAAATGACCAATACCTTTGAAAGAAATTTGAACATCATAACTTCCTGGTATTAGTTTAATATTTTCGGTTTTAAATACAATGTTGTATTGTTTACCGTTACCTGTGCCGACTTCAATTGCGTTTGTGTGTGCTGAGTTGTCTGCGGCATCAAAAGTAATTACTTCGATTTTATCTCCGTCAGATTTAATTCCGATATGAGGTGATGATAAAACAGATGCTGTTTTTAAAGCCCAATCTAAATCTTCGGATGATAATGTGAATGAACAATCAACAGATGGAAGAGTTAATTCTTTTTCTGGTGGTGTTACAATCATTTCTTTAGCGGTCATACGATAACTTGTTTTACGTTTACCGCTTTTGAATACGATATTTGTTGAGTCAAAATCTAGTTCAGCTGAATCTTTAAATAAAGAATGGACTGATAAGAATTGATTCAAATCGTAAATACAAAAATCTTGTGGGAAATCGTCTTTAAGAATAGCTTGTGCTAACACAGTCTTACTTGCTGAAACTGTTGTTAGTTTAGTGCCTTTCTTAAACTGAATGCCTTGGTTGATTGAAGAGAAATTCTTCAATACGCTTAATGTTTCATTAGATAACTTCATATAATTCTTCTCCATGATATAGTAGTTTATTCATTATACTGCTTCCTAACTTACTTGTCAATACTTTGATTAGATTGACCTGTAATTCTGCCTTTGTGCCATTGTTACAAACTGTGGCATCGGTATGACTTCCTACCCATGCCCATTCTGATTCATGGACACCAAATTTTTTCATTAATTCTATTTTAAATTCCATGTCATTATCGTTGGCCATATCTTCATACCAAATAGGATTTTGTCCTCTTTTGAGTTCGATTACAATACCACCTTTTTCGTGTATCCAATCTATTTCATTTGGAAAACGAACATCAGTAATAACATAATCCGTAGCAAATTTAATCCTATTCTCTAATGACAACACCCAAAAATCTTTATGGAATGTATCACGACCTGCTTCAGTACCAACTTTTTGTAGTGCTTCACGAGGGGTAAAATCTCTGCTCATCTTATCAGACCAAAATTTATCTGGTGTTTCTCTAAACTGACGGGATTCATCAGTATCACCTTCTAAAAGATGCCTAGGCCATCCAAACATGACGGAGGCGACATCTTTAACGCCATTGGCGAAACTCTCTTGATGAAAGTTCATATCTTTTAGAATCTCACCGGCAGTCCCTTTACCTGACCCCATGAAGCCTACAAACCCGATAATCATTTACGTTTTTGGTATAATGATTGAATTTGTTGGATATTGGAGGTGTTAGCTTCAATTGGTCTGTATTCAATTTTAGATAACAAATCTCTAATTTTATCAATATTAGACATTACATTTCTCCAACAAAATTAGCAACAGCAGGCATATCACCGTGGAAGTGATAGGTACCAATGTGTGCAGTTCTCATCCATGGACATAAGTAGATTTGTCCACCCATTTTACGCCACATTTGACAGAACATATAGTCTTCTGAAAGGTATCTGTCAGAGCCGCCACCTGTGATACTATCTTTTGTATCGATAACGGTATCAAAGAAAGCGTGAATGTATCTTGAACCGTCAAAGTGTGCTTGACCAACATGGTCTGGTTTATATCTAATTTCTGGATATTGTTTTTCCATTTTAGCAAACACTTCTCGTTTTACCATCATGAAACCTGTACCAATTTCTAATACATCTAATGGTTCTGATACATTAAATTGAGCCGTGCCTTTAACTGGATTGAATACGAAATCACCAACAACTTTTTCTAAATCTTGTGGGTTCATAGTTGGATTCTTTTTAAGTGCTGTAGCTGCTGAACGCCACTTAATTGCCTTTTTAGGATAAGGACCACCAATAACATCTTTATCTAATGCTAACATAGCAATAACATCTTGTGGATTGAAATTGATGTCAGAGTCGATGAATAGTAAATGAGTAGCATCTGAACGATGGATAAACTCATCAACAAGATAATTTCTTGCTCGTGTAATTAATGATTCATTGAATAGGAATGAGAATTTACTTTGAATGCCATATTGCATACAAATAGCTTGTAAATCTAAACATGACTTCATGTATAAACCATGGTTCATGCCACCATACATTGGTGTTGCTACAAATAATCTTTTTGTCTGTAACTGTTCTTTTTTAATTGAAATTTCCATATGCTCTCCGTAATAATAAAAAAAAGGAGTTAGTCATTGCGGCTAACTCCTCTTTGAATCTGCTTATTGATTAAGCAGTGAAAGAATAGCCAGCACGTAAAGCAGCTTGAACAAGTGCTTTAGATGGAGTGCCTAAGCGATAGTATTTTACTTTGTTACCATTAGCATCTAACTTTGTGTTAGTGTAGATAACATTACCTTCTTGACGTAATTCGTCAATACGAGCAGACACATTTTTGATACCAAAACGGCGTTGTGCTTGCTTAACTGTGAATGTGTTGTAGCCAGATTCTTGTTTTAAGGCTGCTAACATTTTTTCTTTTGCTGATAACTTCATATATAACTCCTTCATAATTTAATAAAAAACCTCGTATCACAACGAGAAATAACATCATATCATATATGTATGACATAAGTCAATACATTTTGTGGCATATTTAAATTACTACCGCTTTTCCATTAATATCAACAACACCACTTTCTTTTGGTTTGCCGTTATTGAATGGATCAGGTGTAATATCTTGTGCTAAAAATCCAATAAATTTTATTGGATGGCTAGCAATAATATCTTCTAATTTTACTTTTAAACCTAGTTTTTGCATACGGAAAACTTCTGCTTCACAATCAAGTCGGATAAAATTATCAAAAGCTTGTTTGTATTGTTTTCTTTGTTTGTATAATTTAGGAGCAGGTTCTGGTTTAGAGATCCAAGCAAAATATTCAATTTGTTGTCCATTATAATCTTTATATAAATTTTTAGATTCATATAATGTTGTTTTTGGAGTTTTTTGACTTGTGATATAACCCAATCTATTTGTTTTACCATATCTTGCTTCTCCTTGAAATGGGAGATTATTTTTTTCAGCAAATGTTTTGGTTGAATTTGAACCTGTACCGGCATGATAACATAACAAAGTATCAGAAAAAGATACTTGCCTTCTAACTCTCTCAAAAATTGTTTTTTGGTTATTTGGAGTTTTATCTGCTGCTAATACTGATATAAGTTCTTTTACATCATTATCATCATTAGGTATTTCTTTACTAGATATAGATTCAACAACTTGCTTAACAATATCATCCAGTGTATTTGGTATAACTGGCGTTAAATGATGATTAGTTGTTACTCTATGAATTCTTTCATCTTTTGGAGAATCAAATTCTAATACATCATATATCATTGTATCCCATTTAGCTTGTTCTGCAGCTGCATCTCTATGGTAACCAGATAATCCAATAAATCTATTTTTATTATTTGGATCAACTTTTACTGTAGGTGGCGAACAAGTATTAATAAATCCATTAACAAGAAATGAATCTCTTAATTCTGGAATTCTTTCTACTACCACTTTAAGTAATCTTGGATTTTTATCTTTTGGATAAGTAACATCCACGCCTCTTTTTAAAACTACTCTTTTAATGTGGCTAACTCCTTTTGGATATTTTGGAGGACACATTTCTAAAGATTTTTGCACATCAAATAGTGCTTTCATATAATTCTCCTTAATTAAATTAGAACATCTAAAATAATACTACCAGATACTAATTCTACTGAATTAATATCCTTACTACTATCTACCAACTTGAACAAGATATTTTTCTTTTGTTTCTTCCCAAGTGAGGTAAATTAAGTCATCATAGAATAAGGATTCTTTAGATACCTTATCTTTCTTCTTGAGCATTGATATTCTACCTTTAGCATATTTGGTTTTCCAAATATCAGTAAGTGCTTTAGTAGAAGTATCAAATGATTTAACCAACTGGTCGTCAGTAATTTCTTTTCTTAAATATTCGTTTGTATTGTTATAGAGTGGTGCAAAGTAAATACCACGTTGATGCTCTGTTCTAATAAGTTGCTTAGGTATACCAAGTTTTGGATAAGCAAAGTTTAATGAACGGTTCTTATGGTCACGCTTAAGTGGAAGACCTTGAGTATTTTTGGCATCCCACCATTCAAAGTATTTGCGTGGATAATTCTCTTTAATCCAATCATATATCATCTTTGAGGTTGTGCGTTTAGGTTCAAAGGCAACAGAACCAGATGAGAATCCCATAGCGTTCCAATGTTCTAGACCATCATATTGAGATAACCCACCAGCTTTTGCTTTACCATATAGTGATGTTGTGGTAACTGCCACAAGAGTATCACCATATCTTTCTTTCCAATCTTTCTGAATTCTATCATCTAAACATAATAAAGCAAGCAACTTACCACCCATGTAATTATAACCAAGCGGTTGTAATGGAACAATTGTTGAACCAATTGCTGTATGATTAATCATGCCTTGTTGTGTTTTAACATCTCTAGACCAACCAATTGCTTTATCTCTTGGTGTCAAATCAAGAAAGTCAGATGAGATACAAATCACACCAAGATATTTGCCAGTAGGTTCATCTTTTACTGTATAGAATAGATTTCTGCCAATATTTGAATTATTTTTCATTGTTGATGAGAATGTTCTAATAGCATTCCATCTTTCTGCCAAATCTCCATTAGATAATTCTAATATAGGTTGTAACTTTTCATAATCATCTGGATTATCTGGCATCCAAAAGTTTGTTTTAACATCTTTAATAATCTTTTCTTGTTCTGGATTAACCATTTGAAGTTCTTCACCAAATAGTGTAGACACCATTTGAGTTGGATATCTTTCTTTCACTTCACACCATTTTTGATAGAGAGTATATTCTTTAACATCCATTTGAGATGCATAAGTCAAATCAGAAATAAGTTTTTCTTTGAGCTCTGCTTCGTCAATATGTTCAATAGATGATGGAGGATTGGCCTCTTGCCATTCTGACCATTGTTTCTCTACAAATTCAATTGGTGTTGCCATTATTTTAATCCTATTTTCTTCAAAATTTTATTTCTTTTATCCATACCCATTTTCAAAGCTAGTGGTTTTGCTTTTGATGTGTATACAAGGCCGTTCATGTGATCCAATTCATGTTGGAAACAACGAGCAGATAATCCACTAAATTTGGCAGTTTTCTTTTCACCATTGAAATCTTGGTATTCAACCTCAATCGTTTCAGGTCTAGTGATTCGTAATGCCAAGAAAGGAAAAGATAAGCATCCTTCAATCATATGTGCTTCGCCTTCAAATTTGGTAATCTTTGGATTATAAAATGCCACATAATCATCATTAGCACCCATAACAAAAACTCTATGATTAAATCCACATTGATTGGCTGATAAACCAATACCGTGATTTGCCTTACAAGTTTCTACCAATGTAGAAGCGAATTTATTTGGATCAACAGGAGGTTTAGAGAAATCAAACTCTGGTAAAACCTGTTTAAGTAAGGGATGTGTTTCAGGAACCAATTGAAATGTTTCAACTGGTACCTTTGTTAAGGTTGGTTTTGCTAATTCTTCCGTATTAAATTTTATTTCATCACTCATTTTGCCACCTGACTAAAGTTATTAATTTTCTCAAATTTGATTATTGAACGGAACTTATCAAACAATTGGTCACCTTTGTGAGAGATGACAAATACATTCGTATCAGTTCGCATATCGTGTATTAGTTTTAAAAACTCTTCCGTACCTACACCGTCTAAAGAAGAATCAAACACTTCGTCTAATATTAATAGATTGGTATTTGTAGAATTCTTTAGTTTAGCAATTTGGCGCCATGTAAATAATAGTGCCAAATCAATTCTCATCTTTTCGCCTTCTGAAAAATTAGCATAACTAAATTCATCTCGGTGTCTAGATTTAATTGTTTCTTCAAAATTCTCATTGATATTAAAATTCACGAAGAAATCCATTGCAGCCAAATACTTATTAATCAATTTATTCATGATAGGTAAGTATTGGCGAATAATCTTTGTTTTGATACCTGTATCTTTTAATAATGATGAAGCAATTTCTAGATATTGTTTTTCAACAGATAATTCTTCCTGTTTTGCAATCAATTCAGCAAGAGCTTCTTTAAGTTCTTTTAATTTAGCATTCTCATCTTCAAGGTTATCTTTATGAGATGTTAGGTCTTGTATTTCTGTTTGTAATTTACTAATATATGTTTGAACAGCAGATATTGTAGAGTTGTGTTTAACAATCTCATTATTGTGTTCTTGAATATGTTTAATTATTCCTTGGATTTCAATAATTCTTCTATTAGCTGATTCAATTTGGGATGCGAGTCCTTGGAGTCCTGTTGTGATTTCACCAAGTTTTGTCCTTCGAGTATCAACTTGCTCTGTTCTAAAAGACTCCTCGATATTCTGTTTACAGGTTGGGCAGTTGTCGTTTTCTTCATAAAATGTTATATCCTTTTCAATTTTTTTAACATTAGATTCTAATTTAGCTTCAAGTTGTAGAAGTTTTCTAGATTTCGTTTCAATGCTAAGTTTATCATTAATCTTACTTTGTAATACATCAATGTGCTTTTGGACTAAAACACAGTCTTCAAGTAATTGTGCTATTTGTTGCTCTGATGTTTCTATTTCGTTTTTCTTTTTTTCTATTTCTGAATCATTGTGTTTCTTATGCTCTTCAATGGCCTCTTTCTGAAGTTTAATTTTTTCAGCAGTTAAGTCCATATCATATTTGTTTTTGGTATAACTATCTTTAATAATGGACATCTTATCTTTAACAACAGAATTCATTGTTGAGAATATTTGAATATCTAATAAGTCTTCAATGATTGCTCTTCTATCACCTGGTGATAATTGCATGAACGGAACAAATGAAGCAGAACCCAATATAACCACTTGTGTGAATGATTTATAATTGAGTTTAAGAATATGCTTTTCTAATTGCTCTTGATAGTCTACTGATTTAGCATCTTGGTCTACTAACTTGCCGTTAAGATAAACTTCAAATGTATTAGGTTTAATACCACGAATAACTTTATATTGTTTTTGGCCAATAGAAAATTCTACTTCAACAATGCCTTCTGCTTGATTGATAGAATTAAGTAAAGATGCTTTAGGTATTTTACGAAATGGTTTACCAAATAAACCAAAACATAGCGCATCAAGAATAGTGGATTTACCTGCACCATTTTTGCCTATGATTAGAGTATTAGGTGACCTTACTAAATTAATTTCAGTAAAGACGTTAGGTGTGGAAAGAATATTCTTCCATCGTAATTTTTGAAATATAATCATTCGTTCTCTATATTAAGTGCTTCAACGTAAAGGTTACGCATCACAGTTTTAAGTCTAATGTTATCAATATTTTCTTCTTTAATTCCATCCACAAACTTTTCAATAATTGACATTGTGTCTTCAGCCTGGTCCACCATATCATCTTCCACGCCTTCTGTCAAGTCTGTAAAATCTTCTGCCACGGTAACATCAGCAGGATTAACTGAATATAGATTTGCCATAAACTTGTCAAACAAGAATGGATTAGTTTTATTGATAACAACAACTTTAACATATGTGTTGGTATACTTACTTAAATCCATATTATTGATTTCTGTAATGGAGTTTTCTTTATCGTTATAAGGTAACTTGTGGAACATTGTATTTGGATTAGCAACAAATTCAAGTTCAAGTTTTTCTGTATCAAATAAATGGAAACCACGAGTGTCATCATAGTCACCCCATGTTAATTCGTATGGATTACCAAGATAGTAAATATTATCTTGATGATGCCTGTGATGATAATGACCAGAGAATACCATATCAAATCGTTTGAATATATTTCTATCTAAACCTTCTTGACTTGGAAAACCTCGTTGCATAGCAAACCCAGCAATCTCAAAATGTCCCATACAAACAATAGCATCAGATTCTTGAATATGTTGCATAGCTTGAGCATAATTATCTGGTGCTATCCATGGTATCATGCAGATTGCAGTTTCATCAAGATATATGTCAGTTGGTGTATCAAGAATTTCAATGTTGTTATATTCTGCTAATAATAAATCAACAGAATTAACATCATTGGTATTTTTGAAATAAGTATCATGATTACCTGCAATCATATGGATTTTGATATTCAATTCAACCAATTTATCAAAGAACATTTCTTTAGTTCGTTTGAGTGTATTGAAATTCACATACTTTCTTCTATCAAAAGTATCTCCAAGGATAAGGAGTGTTGTGATATTATTTTCAACTAATTTTGGAAAGAATGTATCACGATAAAACTTCTCGTAAAAATCTAGAAATTGTGTTGAATCGTTTCTAGCACCAAAATGTTGGTCTGTTATAATTGCTATTTTCATTATGATAAATCTTTAACTCTTTGTCGGAGTTCAGTTGTTGAGAAAGAATGCTTTCTATTATTATAAATGATTTTAATACCAGGTATCTTTTTACCGGTAAAATCTTTAAATTCATATTCACGACCGACTATCCTAACATCAATTTTGATGGAAAGCAAGATGTCCATCAAATCTTTTTCGGTAGAATATGGAATAATTTCATCAATATACTTACAAGCTTGTAGTTGGATAAATCGCTCAAATACCGATTGAACAGGCTTATTCTTTTCTGGCCTATCAAGTGTGGGGTCTGTTTGAAGTCCTACAATGAGATAATCACAATGTGTTTTTGCCTCTTTTAGCATCATGATATGACCTGCGTGGAACAAATCAAATGCGGAACAAGTGAATCCTATTTTCATATTCTGCCATAACCCTTTCTGTTAATCTCAAAACTCGTTGCTTATATTGAAATCCAAGTAGTCCTGATTTTTCGCCTTTATCGTATGGCGCATTTCTACCTTGACTTGTATATTGTTCAACTGTCAAATCAATAATCTTACCGTTTAAATCTACAACCCACCAATGATAAATGCCTTCATCATCTAAGCCACGATACATCTTTACAGCAGATGAACCAAAAACTTTATACAAACAACCAGCTGCATTATGACAATGACCAAACATAGGATTAGATATGTTTCGTGCTTGCCATTTCTTTGGTATCAAATCAATCGTTAAATTCTTTTTGATTATCTCTGATATCTTGGCCAGATTTTCTTCGTTATACGGTATCTGGTTCAATGGGTTCTTCATCTAGAAATTTCTCAATACCTTTTGGTTTTTTTAATTCTTTTTTCTTTCGTTTAGTTTCTTCAAAGTTCTCAATGAATTCTGAAAGATTATCATACATTTCAAATTGCCTCATGGTACCATCTTCAAGTTCCATCATTTCAAATTCATCTAATATACCAAATTGTTCTGTTGCTTTATACTTAACATATTGCTGTTTCTTTTCTTTTTGGATTCTTCGTAGAAAAGCAAAGTAAATAATCTGTGTAAAATAAGCAAATGGATTTTTAGATTTATCTGGATCAAAATTATTAAAATACATTAAACAGTTTTCAATACCATCAGAAATCATTTCATCTCTATATGTGTAATTGATAAAGTTTGCTTTATGTGATAATCCTTCGGCAATCTTCATGAAGCATTCACCAATGTAATTTGGTATAGGAGGTTCTTTAGTTCCTTTTTCTTGAGCATCTCTACAACCTTCTTTATACTTGATAAGTGCCTCAAGGAAGTCAGCATTGTTTACATATTCTTTTTTCTTTTTTTTGATTTCAGTCATTTTATTATCTTTCAAGTTTACCACATAAGTTATTGACAAATAGGTTGACATCATGTATAGTTCTGTATGTCCCCCTTTGATATATTATATTAATGTATTACCTTATCTCCATATGATATATCTTCAAAAGCATCCATAACATCACTATAATCGTCTTTAGACAATTCTTCAATGACGGACTTAGCACGGAGAAGTTCAGCAATTTTAGATACCGTATTTTCATAATATTCAGAAAATTCCAAAGAAGGTTCTATTTCACAGAGAATATTATTATTTGCCACGGAGATTGTATTCTTTTTAATGATTTGAACCGGCAAATAATGTTGCATAACCAAACCAGCACGTGGACCAGAATGGTCAATATCAACGACCATTGGGTCTTTTAAATTATATCCATTTAAATCAATGCAAACATTGGCTACAACATCTAAACCAGATTGTAGTCTTAATATTTTAATTTGATTCATTCTTTAAACCTATTTTATAAATTTTAAAAGGAAATTTCTCTTCTGTATATATTTTTACTCTTTCAACAAAATGTTTGAGAGTAAAGTTCATATGTTTGCCTACTCGTAAGTCATCAGCAATATCATATAGTGTTGCTATTTCTTTGCCTTCCGCTTGGCGTAATCCTCGACCAATCGATTGTAAGTTTCGTATGCGACTTTTGGAAGGAGAAGCAAAAATAATATTGTGAAGATTGCGTATGTTAATGCCAGTAGAAAAAGTGCCA